ATATACAACGGAAGGACCCGAAAGTTTCACACTTCAAACCCAGAGAGGTCTGGTGAACAAGTACTTGATGCCCGCCGGGCCCAACGGAGGTGTGCAGGCTGCAGGAGAGGCACGACCCGAGTTCGTCCCAGAGGCAACTCTCCGCGAATCCTACGAAAGCGTGTACTACACCGGAGGGGCAGGGACCACCGTCAGCGGGGCCGAGAGGTTGGATGTTGTCGAGTTGCAGCCACCTACCAGGAATTTCGCCAAGATGGGCGACCAGTCTCGCGGGTACACTCCTGGCGCTGCGCCGACCGGGGGAGCTAATAACGTCTTCCTTCCAGAATCAATGGGAGCATACGGGCTTATTGACAAAAATAAATACGACGGTTTCAGCCACACGATGCCAACCCCCATCGCGCAAACCTTCGGCTCTATTGCCACCGAGGGTAAGACACCTCAATTCGGTACCAAGAGTGCCGTCGAGAACCCTTACTCGTCGCCCAATGCACTTAACATCGCGTCCGGTCAGCTGTCGGAGAACCGTTTCAACCGCGACATCGCCAAACCAGACGCACTGGCGGCCATAAGTGACGCGGGTCGTCCGTTCGCACAGCAGAATCTGAAACCGCGTGCCTGGTCTCCGGACGTGACGCCCCTCTGGAAGAAGTAAGATGTCGTTTGTCCCGGGACTGTAAATACCATATAAGGGGTCGTCGCGAGCATAAATTTAATCCAAAAATATACCCACGCAAACAAATAAATATGGATATGCTCCCAGCTGACATCTCCAGGAATATCTACAAGATGGCAATCAAGGCCAAGGACGAAGATAACAGGAAGCAGATTCATGCGACTATCTGGTGTGTCCTTGACTTTCTTCATACCAGTCGCGTGTTGTATAACGAAGTCCCACTATTCGAGGGGTCTCTGAAACATCTTTACGTGACGGTGTTCAATGTTGACAAAATTCAGCAGTGCTCCGGTCTTATCACGACGCGGATGGTGTTTTTCATTGGAGACGATGAATTTGAGGTGACGCACAATGATTACGCAGGAGACGTGGATGTGTGTATGTATACGGTCAACAAGCACGGACTGTATGCAGATGTGGCAGCCGATGCATTCTGGGCGGCGTTTCCAAACGGCATGGTCTATTAATTTTTACAATGTAACTACTCGAACGAGCAAAACATCTTTTGTCGGAATGTAATACACAGCGACAAATGATTCAAAGGAAAATAATTTAAATCTCAATAATTCTTGGCGCCGCTTTCTTGCTCGCCCTGCCGCGGGGCTTATATTGTCATACAAAATAATTTAAAAGAAACGTGATAATTATTTATAAAAATGCCATATAAGAACCCTTCAAAGCGGCAAGAGTATCACACAAAATACAGCGAAAAATATCGTGAAGATTTAAAACAAAACGCTATAGATTCATTAACATCCGGTGAAATTATAGATCAATATAAATGGGATGTGTGGTGTAAGAACATTAAACGCGGTGCTAGAAAACATCCTTATTCTGTTGATTTCACCAATGATCTCATGTTTGAAATAATGTCATGCGGATGTTTCTATTGTGAACAACTAGCTACGACAATCGACCGCGTAGATTCTACTCTAGGCCACACATCTGATAATTGCGTCGCTAGTTGCTATGATTGCAATATTTCAAAAGGTGCATCCGATTCAGGCACATTCCTACGAAAAGCGTATTTCAGAGCTCGTAGAAGATACTTTGATGACAATACGAACATTTGGTTCGAGTATAAAAATAAACCAAGGTGGGACATGTATAAGTTTTCTGCAGATAAAAAGGGAGTTCCGTTTGATCTTACTAAGGAAGAATGTGATACTTTGATCACAGGAAACTGTGTGTATTGTCATAGGAGCCCAATCAAGTGGTTTGGAATCGATCGAGTTGTCCCGCCACGAGGATATGTTATTGGTAATGTAGCATCGTGTTGTTTTGATTGCAATAATGATAAAGGTAAGAGTGACACCAGTGACATGTTGAATCGTAATGAGAGGATCGCGAACCGCATAGATATTGGTAAGCTCGTCGTCTCAGTTTGTTCACAAGTGATCCTTCATAATGGAATACATCCGTCGTCTAAGAAAGTGTGTGTGCATGGCATTGTATACGGGAGCAAAATAGAAGCATCGAGGGCACTTGGTATGAGTGATTCTTACATTTATCTATGTATCAGAAAGGGATGGTATCCAGATGACATCTTTGAAATAAATTAGAATTCTTATAAACGGAATATTGAAGAAAAAATTTACAATATCACAACCCGTTTTTGTCGATATGATGAGCGCTTTCGTATTGACAAATAACAATTACATGCATACACAAATCGTATTAAAGTTTAAATCTCAATAATTCTCGGTGCTGCTTTTTTGCTTGCTCTACCACGAGTTTTTTTAATTGTCTTCTCGACCTTAATCGTGTTCATCTCGGGAGACCCGAAGTCGGACGGCGGAGGAGACTCTAGGTCAGACGGAATGTCGGATAGCCTCTCAGATTCGTCATCGGGGATATTGGGCATGGAATCCCTTAGGTCCGGTTTCAAGTTCGTCTGCTCGGGGACGATGTGGCTTGCCGTGAAGTTGGCGGGCACACCAAACTGAGGCGGGGTGCCAAACTGAGGGAACGAGAATGTAGGAGGCTTCATCTCCTTCCTTGCCACGGGGGGAGTGTGCATTTGCTGGGCCTGCTGCATGAAACTGTTCTGAGGAGGAGCAACGGGCTCGGGCTGCTTTTGCTGAATCTGAGGACCAGCACCGCCTGCACCGCCAGTCATCATTTTCATGATGCTGTCCATCATACCGCCCCCGGAGTCGCCACCATCCTCCAGCATCTTGGATGCCTTCTTAGCCATCACGTTGCTCATGTGGAAGGTCAACGCAGATGCGCCGAAGGTGAGAAGCAGCCGAACCTCAGGAGGGGTCTGTACTTTGCCACGGTATTTGAAGAAGAGCTCCTCGAAAATACTGTCATAATCTTTTTGCGTATACACGGCCTGGTGCATCTGGTCGGACCATCCATCGAGTTCAAGGTCGAGCACATCTACTTTGTCGTTCAGGAACTCTAGGGCAGATGCAAGCCCCACCACGGCCTTCCTAGAGAATTTGAGACTCCTGTCCAGCTCTAGGTGCGTCTTAATGCGGTTTAGTTCCGCACGCATCTCGCGAATATCATCACGCGCGCTGAATTTCCGGGGCTCGATACCCTGGCGGCGCAGCACTTCGAGTCTGAACAGGATATCTGCTTTCTCATCGCCGATGGTCAGGAACCCCTGGGACGGCTGCTCTTCCTCTGTGAAATAGCTAGAACGACGCTGCTCGACGGGAGAGCCGCTAGACGTACTGTAGATGTCGCCGTCACCGTCGTAATCCGCGGACACGTCGCTGCCAGAGTCCGAAGACATCTCGTCCATGTTCCTGGTCTTGTTAGGGTTTGCGATATCTTTCATCATCTCCTTCAACTCAGATTCATCTCCAAAGTCGGAGTCGCCAACCGATGGGGCGGAGTGAGCGGGCTTTTGCCGATCAGTAAAGCGTTGTGGGAGCTGGATACCAACACCACCCGCGTCGCCAGATACTCTCATGGCCGGACGGGTGTCAAATGTGTTCCCTAGAGTGACTGTCATTATTGACAGGCAATATAATAATTATTACAAAACAACGCATTAAGTTGTTGTTCGTATCAATATGACCATTTGAAACCATACGCAGTTCCAAATCCTTTTACACCGTTAGCACATCTGCTGATAGACGTCGACTGGGATTTTTTAAAATACCGACTCGCTTCTAAGGTCGACCCGAACGACCTGAGTAGGGTTCCTTCTAAGTCATACTGATACACTCTCTTGGAGTTGGGATTGTTCTTACCTATCTTTTGTTTGGTTTCGTCAGTGTGAGTTTTCCCATACCAGTGGCCTTTATCCCCTCGCTGTGCTTCACTCATCTTTTGTATGGTTTCCTCGCTCATTTTCCCATTACCACCGCCTTCCTTGAGATTGTATCCGCCCGGTGATAGCGTTCCCATCTCTCGAATTAAAAATTCTTCATCGAAGTTAAGGTCCTCGTCGGGACATTCGTACCAATCTTTTTCGAAATTCTCCCATCCGTATTTTTTTATGGCTCTATAAATTGCCACACAATTACTGCTTTCTTTTTGATGTTCTTCGAGGCGTTTTTCTATAGGCCGGGTAGTTTGACCGATGTACGACTTCCCCGACGGCGATGTGAGTATGTAAACGTGACCCATTTATATTTATATGATAAAGGAATATATCATATAAGTTAATGTAAGTTAATATAAGTTAATATAAGTTAATATGATCGGTTAGCATGGGGGTGTTTGTATAATTCGGAACTAGGTGGTGATGACCTAGACGGGGAAATAGTAATTGGGATTACGCATTCCTCAAACATCGCGCGCCAAGAGTCGGTCGTAACTTTCCTCAACGTGGACGCGTTGCTCGCGATGGTATCGGCGAATACTTGTCGTTTGGGGATTTTAAACATCTCGTCCAGAGATACCCAAACCAGTTCCGACTTTTCGATGTAGGCAGAACCGATGTTTTTGTACTTGAGGAAGTTAACAATTTTCTTAAAGCGAAGAGGCAGGTCTGGAATATACGGTACCTCGATAATAAACATACTGTAGACGTTTCCCTTCTTGGTAGTTCCGTTTACCAAAACAGACATCTTCTTGACGCGCTCTCGAATAGAATGGGGGGAGTTGC